CACCGAGACGCAGCTCTTCGACGACGCCGACTTCAAGCAGGCGCTGCAGGGCCGCGTCGACTCGCCCATCTACCGGGACCTGTCCATCGGCCGGTTCGGCGGCATCGACTGGGTGCGCGACAACGAAACCCCCACCCTGCTGGGCGGCAGCAGCGGCAACGTCACCGTGCACCGGCCGATCGTGTTCGGCGCTGAGGCGTTCGTGTCCGCCCCGTTCGAGGGCATGGGCAGCCTCCTGGCCGAGACCGACGTGTCGGATGTGCCGTCGATCCAGATGGTCGGCCCCGCCTCCGGCGTCCAGGTCGCCATGATCACCCGGCCTCCGCAGGACCGCCTCCAGCAGGTCATCGGCTCCGCCTGGTCCTGGGTCGGTGACTTCGGCGTCCCGTCCGACTCCACCACGGGTGACGCCGCCCTGTACAAGCGGGCCGTCATCCTGGAGCACGCGTGAGGGCGGTCGCCACCGAGGCGTTCAAGGCGTACTACGGCATGCAGCCACTCGACTTCCCGGAGGGCCACGAGTTCTCCGGAGACGTCGCGGTCTACATGCTGCAGACCGGCGCCCCGGTGGAACCTGCCGATGACGAGGCCCGAGCCCTGCTCTCCGCTGCGGAGGCACAGCCACCCGCACCGGAGGAGCAGGACGTGCCGCCGATCGACGGCACCATCAACGAGGTGCTCGCCTGGGTCGGTGACGACCAGGAGAGGGCAGTGCAGGCGCGCGACGAGGAGTCCGCGAGGGACAAGCCGCGCTCGACCCTGCTGGCCCAGCTTGACGAGATCATCGCCGATTGACGGGAGGCCGCCGTGTCCCTGCCTCCGCTCGCCACGGTGGCCGACCTGCAAGCGCACCTCCAGCGCGAGCTCCCGGCGGCCCAGGCCGACCTCGCCATCCGGCGCGCGTCGGCCCGGGTCCGCTCCTATACCCAGCAGACCATCAGCTTCGTCGCCAACGACGTGGTTGAGGTCGATGGGGGAGACCGGACGCTGAGGGTGCCGCAGCGCCCCCTGGTCGTCGACGACGCCCATCCACTCACGGTGGTGGAGCTCGGCGACTTCGGAGGACTCGACCTCACCCTCACCGAGGGCGTGGACTACACGCGACTCGGGGGCGAGCTGACCCGCGGTTACCCCACCTACTGGACCAACCGGCTCATGGGGTGGCCGCACAACCGGGTCAGGGGCGTCTTCGCGCCCCGCGTGCGGCTCACCTACAGCCACGGCTACCAGACGGTGCCCGACGACATCATGGACGTCGTGCTCGCGTTGGCCACGACCAACGTGAGCAACGTCCTCGGTCTCCGCAGCGAGTCCATCGACGACTACTCGGTCACGTATGCGACCGAGACGGTTGGAGATGCTCGGCTCAACAAGGACCAGAAGGAAGAGCTCCGCGGCTACCGCAAGGGCGCGTTCAGCGTGACGCTCTCATGAGCGTCGAAGGCGTCCTCGCTGCCGGCCGGGCCGCAGCGCTCAAGCTGATGCGGGACACCTGCACAGTGGAGCGGCGTGACGGCGACCCGGTCCTCAATGAGGAGACTGGGCAGCTCGAACAGCCGTGGGTGACGGTCTACACCGGCCGGTGCCGGGTCAAGCCCCGCTCCTCCAGCGAGACGGAGTGGGGCGAGCGTGAGGTGACGCTCGGGCAGTACGTGGCGGTGCTGCCCTGGGACGCCTCGCCGGCCATCGCCCGGGAGGACCGGCTAAGGGTGACCGCGTCTGACGACTCGTGGCTCATCGGCAGGCACCTCGAAGTGGTCGGCGTCAGTTTCGCTGGGACGTCCACAGCCAGGCGGCTGCTTGTGGAGGACAAGGAGGGCTGAGATGACGCTCTACGTGGACGCCTCGGACCTCGACAGTCTGCGGCGAGACCTCGTCGGAGCCGCGGCTCAGGCACGCGCTGAAGCGCCCGAAGTAGTCCGCGAAGAAGCGGCACAGGTGCGGAAAGAGTGGCGAGCCAACGCACGACGAACCGCAGGCAAGCACGGAAAGCACTATCCGAACTCGATCACTATGGAGTCGCGCGAGGGAGCCGCCTGGGAGATCGGGCCGGACTCGGCGTACCCGCAGGGCGGTATGGGCCGCGGGTTCGAGTACGGCAGCGTGAACCAGGCTCCGCACCTCGATGGGACGAAGGCGGCCATGAACTCCGAGGCCCGCTTGGAGCAGTCCGTCGCTGACTGGGCGGAGAAGCTGCTGTGACATGGCTGGACTCCAGACCCCTGGTGAACGCCATCATCGCGGTGGTGGACGCGGCGCTGCCCAACACGATCGGCGTCTACTGGGGTGGCGCGCCGCAGGGTGTGGCGGTGCCGTACGCGGTGCTGTACCCGGACGTTGGCATGGAGTCGCCGGCGGACAGGTCGCTCTCGGACGACGTACCGAACGATTTGCTTTTCCAGGTGACCTCTGTGGGTTCGACGGCAGAGCAGGCCGTCCTGGTCGCTGACAAGGTCGCCGCTGCCCTTCTCGACGCGGTCCCGGCTGTTGCCGGGCGGAGGGTGCGGCCGATCCGTCACGAAGGCTCTCAGCCTGTCCGCAGAGACGACGTGTCGACGGAGCTGTTCTTCGCGACTGCTCAATTCCTGGCCCGGTCAGAGGCCGCCTAACTCCCTTTCTCGTAGCCCGTCACCAGCAAGGTGCGCGGGCTCTTCTGCATGCCCGAAAGGAGAGCCCGTAGTGGCTACCCGTACAGCTCAGGCGGTCACCGTCGCCGGTGTCACGCCCACCTACCACGCCGCGACTGCGACGACGGGGGACAAGGTCCTCGCCGACTCGCGGACGTGGATCCACGTCAAGAACGGTTCCGGCGGTGCCATCACCGTGACGGTGTCGGGCGCGGGCCAGACCTCGTACGGGGTCGCCCTGCCGGACAAGGTCTACAACGTCACGACCGGCGCCGAGATGTGGATCCCGATGCTGCCCGACTTCGGCGACCCGGACGACGGCCGGCTGGTCACCTTCGTCTGCTCGTCGGCCACGAGCGTGACGTTCGCGGTGGGACGGATCTGATGCGCCCGAAGATTCGCGTCCGGTCGAAGATCACGGGCGACATCGCGGAGATCGCGCCTGAGGCGCTCAAGCACTTCCCCGACTTCGAGCAGGTCGACGCCCATGCCGTCGAGCCTGCCCCCGCGGCTGAGCCGCAGAAGACTTCGAGCCGCAGCACGGCGGCCAAGACCACTGACAAGGAGTAGCCATGGCTGCCGACCTTCTGGGCGACGGCAACGTCAAGGTGACGTGGTGCCTGACCATCGCCAACATCTCCGCGCCGACCGCGGCTGAGCTGAATGCCGGCGTGGACCTGCAGGAGTACATCACCAAGGACGGCCTCGGCATCTCGCCTGAGCAGGCCGCGGTCGACAACACCGCGCTCGCCTCCCGGGACGAGACCGAGGACGCCGGTTCGGTGAAGTACTCGATCGAGCTGACCGTGAAGCGGAAGGAAGTCGCGGCCGAGGACGTCGGCTGGAACACGCTGACGGACAGGACGCTCGGCTACCTGGTCGTCCGGCGCAACATGGCGCACGAGACCGCCTACGCTGCCGGGCAGCACGTCGAGGTGTACCCGGTCCGGTGCGGCCGGCCGAACATGCAGCCTCCGGAGCTGAACGCGGCACAGCGGTTCGTGTCGAAGATGTTCAACCACTCCACGTCGGACCCCGACGCGCTGGTGGCGGCGTAAATGCAGAGCATCGACGACATCCTCGGGCAGATGCGTCTGCCCGAGCGTGTCTACCCCCTGTGTGTACGCCCGGATCTGCAGGCTGAGTGGGAGCAGGCCGAGGCTGAGCTTGAGGCCGCTCAGCGCTCCACCGGCGACTCGCTCGCCGGGGTGAGCACGGCGGTGAAGAGCGCGGCGAAGAAGGTGCAGCAGCTCGAAGCCGAGATGGCTGAGCACACCATCCCGATCACTTTGCGGGCCCTGACCCACAAGGCGTGGTCGGATCTGGTGGCTGCTCACCCGCCGAGGGAGGACAGCGAGGACGGGTCGTGGAACGCCGAAACGTTCGGCCCGGCCCTGCTCGCTGCCTGCGCCGCTGCTCCGGCCATCGACGTTGAGAAAGCCAACGCCTTGGTCGATCGGATGACGATGGGCCAGTGGAACGACCTGCAGCGGGTGCTGTTCAACCTCAACGCGAGCGGTGTCGATGTCCCAAAATCATGGCGAGCCTCCGCAGTGCTGGCGAGCTCCAAGAAGAGGTAGCCCTCGCCGCGGCGTACGGTGTGCCGAGGTCGGTCCTGCTCGGCAGGCAGCGCGTGTCCGTCACCACCTACGAGCACGACGAGAACGGTCGACTCGTCAGGGCGGTGACGGTGCACGACGCCCTGTTCACTGACGAGGACTTGGGGTTCTCGAAGGCGCACCGGCGCAATGAGCTCGACAAATGCCCAGGATGTGGGTTGCCGCTGTCGGAGACGACGGACCCGGACGCTGAAGGCATGTATGAGGCGCCGCCCCCGATGCGGTGCCACGCCTGCACCCCGCTGGAGCACAGGAAGTCGGAGTACACGGAGAGCCCTCCCGGGCTGCTGTTCCGCGTCTACCTCAAGGTGCGGTCGGCGCTCAGATAGAACGCAGCACCGACCGCATGACGGCGCCCAGCACGATCGCGCCGATGCTGAGGATCATCCCGGTGATCGCCAGAGGCCGGTTGCTGGCGGTGCCGAGGCGGGCTTTGGTAATACCAAATCCGGAGATCAGCACTCCGGCGATGGCCATCCAGATGCCGATGCGCGCGAGCAGCATGGTCAGGTCGCACACGAGTGCGAGGACCGCAAGGATCAGCCCGGTGAGGCCGGCCCAGTTGTGCTGGGTGGCCGACTGCTGAGGTAACGGCTGAGGCTGGTACGGCGGCTGGAAGCCGGGCCCCTGAGGGGGATAGCCCTGATAGGCCGGCTGCTGCGGCGCGTAAGCCTGCCCGTAAGGGTTAGGCGGCTGCTGGGGGTACTGCTGGCCGTACGGATCCTGCGGCCCTGGATGGGTCATCGGTGGCTCCTGAGGGTTTAGGCGGGCGGGCGTAAGACGCCCAGCGATGCGACTCGGTTTGCACCGTGCCACGAGCGAGACGACATAACCACTGAATCGGCCGATTTGGGCCCCTCTGTGCGGAGGTGAGTCCGATCGCCGACCGCACCGTAACCGTGCGCCTGGACGCTGACGTCAAGCCTTACATCTCGGCGCTTGCCAAGGCCGAGGCGGCGACGAAGCGGCTCCGCGACGGCATGTCCGGAAACATCAACTTCCGCGCCGACACCTCAGCGGCGACGGCGCAGATGCAGACGCTGCAGCGCGAAGTCGACAAGATGAACGGTAAGCAGCCGACGATCCGGCCCGACGTCGACACCGGCCAGGCCCTGACCGAGCTAGAGGATCTGCGCGCCCGGATGGCGGAACTCGCCGACCGGCACGCCATCGGCATCGACCTGGATGCCGGGGCTGCCCGCTCGGAGCTGGCCAGCATCCAGCGGGACCTCGAACGACTGAACGCCACCAGCATTGACCCGCAGGTGCGCATCGACTCCGCGACAGCTCTCGCCGAGCTCCGCACCCTGCAGTCGGAGATGAGCCGCCTCGACGGGCGTGCACCGCACATCAAGGTGGACGCCGACGTCGCCGGCGCGCTGGCCGGTATCGGCATGGTGGCGGCGGCTCTCGCGTCGCTGCCTGCGGTGACCTCGATCGCGGTCAGTGTGGGCGCCCTGGGTGCTGCCTTTGGTGCTGCTGGGGCTGGCGCGGCTGGGTTCGCTGCGGTGGCCGTCCCGTCGCTGGGCCGGATCAACGATGCTCTCAAGCAGCAGGCGTCCGCCGCGGGCGGTGCGGGCGGGGCAACCAAGTCCGCGGCGCAGTCCGCCGCCGAGGCCGCATCCCGCGCCCTGCAGCTGGAACAGGCCGAACGGCGCGTCGCCGACGCCCAAGTATCCGTCAAACGGGCACAGGAAGACCTGACGCAGGCCCGTCGCGACGCCAGACGCGCCCTGGAGGACTACGCCATGTCCGCCCGGGACGCGGCGCTGTCCGAAGAGGACGCGGCTCTGTCCGTCGAGGAGGCGAGGGCCCGACTGGCGGAGGTCCAGGCCGACCCGAAGGCCACGGACCTGGAGCGGCAGCGCGCCGAGCTCAACTACCGGCAGGCCGTCGCCCGCCTGGAGGAGCAGTCCGTCAGGACCAAGCGGCTCCAGCAGGACAAGGCCGAGGCCGACCGGAAGGGCGTTGAGGGGTCCGACCAGGTCAGGGCCGCGCAGGACAAGCTGCTGAAGTCGCAGGCCGACCTCGCTGAGGCGCAGAAGCAGCTCACCGTCCTGCAGCTCCAGCAGAAGGCTGCGATGCAGCAGGCCGGCGGCGCGGCCGGCGGAGCCGCCAGCAAGATGGCGGAGCTGTCCAAGGCGGAGCGGGCGCTGGCCGAGGACATTAAGAAGTTCCAGGACACCTACCTGGAGTGGCAGCGGTCCCTGCAGCCTGCGGTTTTCCCCGCGATCAGGTCCGGGATGGACCTGATGACGACCGGGATGAAGCTCGGCACTCCGCTGATCAAGTCGAGCGCGAAGGCGTTCGACGAGTTCCTGAAGAAGGCCAACACCGAGCTGAAGAGCAAGGAGTGGAAGTCCTTCTTCGACGACCTTGCCGCCAGCGCGCCGCGCACGATAGACGCTCTGGGCAACTCGGCGATCAGCGTCGCGAACGGTCTCCGGGGTGTCTTCCAGGCCGTTCTGCCTTACTCGGAGGATCTGCTCGGAACCATCGAGGACCTGGCCAGAGGGTTTGAGAACTGGGGCACGCACCTGAAGGGCAGCCCCGAGTTCGAGGCGTTCATCAGGTATGCGCAGGAGAACGGTCCGAAGGTCGTCGAGATCGTGTCCAACCTCGCCACCTTCATCGGCAAGGTCGCCGATGTGGGCGCGGGTATCGGCCCTGGCGTGCTGGACTTCTTCGTCAGCTTGTCGGAGAAGCTCGCCACCCTGGAGCCTGGCCAGATCCAGGCGATCGCCACTGGTGTGGGTGCGATCTTCGCGGCGGCCAAGTTGGGCACGACGCTGCAGTTGGGCGCGTTCGTCCTGCTCGCAGACGTGCTGTCGAAGATGAGCCCTGGCCAGATCCAGGCGCTGGCGATCGCGATCGCCGCCACCGTCACCGCCGTGAAGGGCTACCAGGCCGTCACCAGTGCCGTCGAATGGTGGAGGACGCTGTCTGGCAGCCTCGACAAGGCGGGCAGCTCTGCGGACGGCGCGAAGGGCAAGCTGTCTGGCCTGTCGGGGACGCTCAAGGCTGGCGGCATGGCGGCGGTCCTGGCCGCAGTGGCGGTCGTCGTGGACAAGGTGAGCGACTCGCTGTCCGGGCTGAACCCCGACATCGACGAACTTGCCAAGCGGATGGCAGACCTCGCACAGCGGGGGAAGCCGGCCGCTGACCAGCTCACCGTGTTCGGGTCGAACCTGGACACGCTGGCTGGCGACATGGCCAGGTCTGGCACCTGGTTCGCCCCCACAATCGGCCAGTTCGAGTCTCTGGGCGACACGGTTGGCAGGCTGACGAGCAGCAACCCGTTCGCCCAGCTCGGCAACGAGGTTGCGTCTATGGCGTCGTCCATCACGGGCGACCTGTACAGC